AAATCGCCAACGTACGAAGATGGCGATGTCTGATGCACGGTTGATGCATGCAGAGCGCATGGCCCGAGGTGAGGAGCAATACCAGGGCAAACTTTTAGAAGCTCGGCAAAACGACTGGAAGGACGAAATTGTGCTTGGGATACTTACACTTCCCATAATTGTGCTTGCTTGGTCGGTGTGGACAGAGGATCCGGAGGCGATGAGGAAGATAGAGATCTTTTTTGAGTATTTCTCGAATCTGCCAAAATGGTTTACAAATTTATGGATACTTGTAGTTGCCAGCGTATTTGGTATAAAGGGGACTCAAATTTTTAGAAATGGTGGAAAAAAATAAGGAGAAAAACTATGAGAAATGATTTTGGAAACAGACCTTACAGAAAACAATCTTTCAAAAAAGGTGGAAGTGTTAAAAAGGCTGTATATAAACATGGATCGAAAAAACCAGTTAAAAAGAAAAAATAAGGAAAAAATAACTACTAAAGCTGTTTTTCCTAAAAAAGAAACTTATATTGGCTCTCATATCAGGAGCAAATTAGGCGATGAGTATGCGTCTAATAAAAGTTATGAAAGATATTATAAAGATTTAGCTTAATGGATTCTGTAGACGTAATTTATAAAATACAAAAATCGATAAAGAAACGATTAGAAATGTTGTCGCTTAACGTTACTTCTGGTGGGGTTGACAATATGGAAACTTACAAGTATACAATAGGACAGATCAATGCACTAGAAGCAATGAAACAGGAAATCTCTAACCTGCTGCAAGATAAGGAGCAAAATGACGGAACCATTATTAACATCACAGATAAAACCAAAAATTAAACTACCAGATACATCTCTTGTTGGCATTAAAAAAGCCAAAGAGGCAGACAAATTACCAAAACCTACAGGTTGGAGACTTTTAGTTTTACCATTTAGAATGGACGAAAAAACTAAGGGAGGAATCCTAATGGGACAAGAAACATTGGATAAGCAACAAGTTGCTTCTCAATGTGGCAATGTTTTGGCTATGGGACCAGATTGTTACAAGGATAAAGACAGATATCCTGATGGACCATGGTGCAAGGTTGGTGATTGGGTGATCTTTGCCCGTTACGCCGGATCACGCATACAAATAGAAGGCGGGGAAATAAGGTTGCTGAATGAAGATGAAATTTTAGCAACGGTCAAGAATCCAGAAGATATCTTGCATAAATATTAAACATAGAAGGAGGAAACTATGCCAGACGAAGAAAAAAAAGAAGCAGTCAAAGAAGAAAAGAAAGAGACGAAGAAGGAACCGATGGTGGATATTGATACAAGCGGCCCAGGAGCCGAGATCGATGTACCAGAGGAAAAAAATAAAAAAGAAGTGGAGGTCAAAGATGATAAGTCTGATGACACAACTGAGAAACCTAGTGAGCAGCCTACTGTTCAACCTAGCGAACCAAAAAAGGAAGAAAAAAAGGACGACCAAAAACTAGAAGACTATAGCAAGAGTGTACAATCTCGTATTTCGAAATTAACTCGAAAAATGAGAGAAGCAGAGCGCAGAGAAAAAGCGGCTGTTGATTATGCGAAAGCTGTAGAAGAAAAAAGAAAAGAATGGGAATCAAAGTATTCACAGGTCAATACAGACTATGTGAAGCAGTTTGAGACGCGTGTAACTACCGGTATGGAATCAGCACAGAACGAATTAGCTCGTGCGATTGAATCCGGAGATGCAACGGCTCAAGTGAATGCACAGAAGAAGATCGCTGCATTATCCATTGATTCTGCAAGACTAAATGTTCTGAAAGAGCAAAAACCAGCGCCTAGACCGGTTTTATCGGATGGTGCTAGACTTCCAGAACGAACACCAACTGAATTGCCTGCTCCAGATGTAAAAGCAGAGGAATGGGCGGCTAGAAACTCGTGGTTTGGTAAAGATAGAGCCATGACGTTCACAGCTTTTGAAATACACAAAGATTTAGTTGATAATGAAGGTTTCGACCCTAAATCAGATGATTACTATGTGGAAATTGACAAAAGAATAAAAGTTGACTTTCCTCATAAATTTGGTAAAGGTGGTAGTGTAGAAACGTCACGGCCAGTTCAATCTGTCGCTTCGGCGAACCGAAGTGTTAAGCCAGGACGCAAAACTGTACGACTCACATCTTCACAGGTAGCAATAGCTAAAAAATTAGGTGTGCCACTCGAAGAATATGCGAAACAATTAAACATCACGAAGGAGGCTTAAGAGCATATGAAAAAAAACGAAAAAGAAACTTCCCGTGCGAGTTCAACAAGGTCTAAAACTGAAAGACCAAAAGTTTGGGCTCCTCCATCTTCTCTAGATGCACCCCCTGCACCTGATGGATTCAGGCACAGATGGTTACGGTCAGAGAGTTTAGGGTTTCAAGACACTAAAAATATCTCTGGGAGAATGAGAGAAGGTTATGAATTAGTGAGAGCTGATGCATATCCGGATACTGATTATCCAGTAGTCACTGAGGGAAAATATAAGGGGATCATTGGGGTTGGTGGCCTTGTGTTGGCAAGGATACCCACTGAAATCGCGCAGCAAAGGGTTGACTATCAGAAAACATTAACTGAGGGTCAAGACAAAGCGGTCGAACACGATCTGATGCGGGATCAACATAAGAGTATGCCTATCGACATCGACAGGCAGTCTCGTGTAACCTTCGGTGGTACAAAGAAAAGTTAATTTTTTAACTATTCTTGGGATAACAACCAATTCCCTATCACTGAATTAAATTAACCGTTCATAAGTAAAATTATGAACACTTAGGAGAAAACAACTATGGCTAATAGAAATAGCGCAGGATTCGGTTTTATCGCAGCTGGTACGTTAGGCAACACGCCTGCTACCAACGGATTATCCGAATACTTTATAGATGCTGGTGACACTGCAAATAAGTACAATGGAATGGCGGTTCAAGTAACTGCTGGATACATTGTAACTGCAGAAGATGCAGCCACTGCCGAATCTGTTGGTGTTCTTCAAGGGATCTTTTACAACGCTGCAACTACTTTAAAACCTACGTTTGCAAGTTGGTATAATGCAACAATTACACCAGCGAACAGCGAAGACACTAAAGCGTTCGTAAATGACAATCCTTTCCAATTGTACAATGTTGCGTCTGATGCAGCAGTAGCTTCTACTGTTGTTGGTGCGCATGCTGTCTATCTTGACACATTCGATGTGAACACAGGTGGAAGTACGTCAACTGGAAGATCGAACACAACACTCGACATTGGTGACACTCACGCTACTAACAATACATGGAGATTGATTAGAAGTGCAGAAGATCCAGAAAATAACGATCTAACAGCTGCTTACTGTACCGTTGTTGTAATCCAAAACTTAAACCAGTACATTGATAGTTCTGGAAGTTAATACTGAATAGGAGATATTAAATTATGGCTATATCAAGAACACAACTAGTTAAAGAACTAGAGCCAGGTTTGAATGCACTATTCGGCCTGGAATACAAAAGGTATGAAAATCAGCATGCTGAGATTTATACTACCGAGTCTTCTGACAGAGCTTTCGAAGAGGAAGTTATGTTATCAGGATTCGCTAACGCGCAAGTAAAAGCTGAAGGACAAGGCATCTCATTTGACGATGCTCAAGAAACCTACACAGCTCGTTATACTCACGACACAATTGCTCTAGCATTTGCAATCACAGAAGAAGCTATCGAAGATAACCTCTACGACAGACTTGCTTCTAGATACACAAAAGCTTTAGCACGTTCTATGTCTAATGCTAAACAAGTGAAAGCTGTTTCACCTTTAATCAACGGTCTTCCGTCTACGGATAACTTTGATTCAGGCGACGCAGTTTCTTTGTTCTCCACTAACCACACAACGGTTAGCGGAACAGCAGTTAAAAACACATTAACTACTCAAGCAGACTTGAATGAAACTTCATTAGAACAAGCATTGATTGATATCGCTGCAATGACTGATGAACGTGGATTGAGAATAGCAGCAAAAGCTGTGAAGATGATTATTCCTTCTGCTAACCAGTTTGCAGCTGAGAGATTATTAAAATCTCAAGGTAGAACTGGAACAGCAGATAATGATATCAATGCTGTGGTGTCTATGGGAATGGTTCCTCAAGGATATAGAGTGAACAATTTCTTAACTGACTCTGACAGTTGGTATGTCGTTACTGATGTGCCTAATGGTATGAAACATTTCCAAAGAGCAGCATTAAAAACTGCTATGGAAGGTGATTTCGATACTGGCAACGTTAGATACAAAGCTAGAGAAAGATACTCATTTGGAGTATCCGACTATAGAGGTATCTTCGGCGTTGAAGGTGCGTAAGAACTAAAATTAGAAATGAGGCGGCCTTAAAATCGCCTCATTTCGACTATAAAGTAAGAAATTAGACTTATGAAAAACTTCAGAATTCAAATCCGATATTGTGGCTATTATGCAGATTTTACTGTTCTGTGTAATGACACTCCTCAAGATATCGAGAATTCTATCCTTGACAAACTAGGAAAAAATGAGGTAAAGTTTGAATCTGATGGATTTACCAGTAAAAAAGGTAAATGGATAACCTATGAGGAGGTTAATGATGACCGAAGACCTATACACTACGAAGAGGTCCTTGGAACTCGAGTGGCAACAGGAGCATCTGAAGGAAGGTAGATATAC